TTACATTAATTCTTACTTCTTTTTCTTTTTGATCTCCACCTTCAGGTTGAACAATCCTAAATACTTTTTCTATTGTATAATGTTTTTGAGCCATCATTTTAAATACACGACCTACATGCTCTAAAGCTGGTTCTGCAATACTATTCATCCATGCTTTTAATCTTCTTGTTCCAAATTCATCATTCGCAAGTAATCCTCTGTATGTTTCCGCTTGATCTTGAGAGAACCCCATCATTGCAGAAGGTACACCACTAATGTACTCTGCATCTGTTTTGCCTTGTTGGACAACTGTAAAAAAAGCATTATTAATAGGTGCTGGTTGTATTGGTGTGGGAGGGGAAAATCCTTGTCTGTATTTTAATAATGCGCCTGGAGCTGAAGAATACTTTTCCCATTCATCTTCAGGTACAGATCCCTCTTCATACATCCATCTAAGATTAGAAGAAAGGTTTGCATTGTGTAACATTATTTGATGTGCTTTATTTATTTCTTGTTGTTTACCTATTAATGGAGTTACAGCGCTCATAGCATAAGGTGTTCCTGTGTACATATAAGGAATAGGAACTATTGGATATTCACTAATAGGTATTGTTTGTTCAAATAAAAACGTATCATCTCCTACGCTACAAGTTTTAATTATTCTATTTTCATAAAATTCTACAGAATCAACTATATTTTTTTTAAAGTTTTTATCTTGTTCAAATTGTAAAAATTGCGATTCTGACATTACTTGTTCTTTAATAATAGTAGCTTCTTCTCTTGCTTGAGATATAAGTTCCATTTCTCTTTCTTGAATACCTTGAGCAGCCATTTTCTGAGAGTTTTCCACCATTAACTTTCCTCTTTCTGGAATTACTTCTCCCGATTGAACTTGTTGTTCTATTTGCAATTGTTTTTCAATTAATTGAACTTCTATTTCTTGTTTAAATGCTTCTAATTGATCTTGAACTTGTTCTTTTAACATTAAAAGTTCTGCTTCTGTAGGTTCAACTTTTATATACACATTTCTGTATTTAAATTTTTTCTTACTATATGTTTCGTAATATGGAAGTATATCCTCATCTTCAGCATCCATATTTACACCATATGTTAAATCTTCAGGTTGAATACTATCTGTAAACTCTGCATCTCTTTGAGAGTATGAAACAACATCGCTTCCTTTAGTTACTTTTTTTATTTTAGTTTCAAATTGAGGCAACATATTGATTAATCTTGCTCTAGATATATTCTTTCGTATTTGAATAAATGTTGCATCTCTGAATAAAAAGTCTCTACTAGCAGGATCTACAAATACATCATAAGGATCAATTCTATTAAATCTAACCTCTCCCATTCCTCTATCTGCATCTTTATCAATATCTATAAGAAAAAAACCTAACCCCTTTGTAAGGGAATCTAAAACAACTTGACTATATAAAGATTTACCATTAGATAGATACCAACAATAATCTGCTATATCTGAATGGACTTGAGCTACATCAGCATCATCACCAGTTGCTCCTACAGCTTTCCATTTAGGATTATTCGCAGTAACAAAGTATTTCATTATTTCTATAATAGGAGTTATCCTATTAATAGTAAATGTTGGCATACCAGATTCTTCTAACATAGTTTGTTCATCTTTAGTTAGTTGTTCATTAAGATAAAAATCATATCCTTTTTGACTAACTGTTTGCCATCTTTGTCTATGAGAATTGTTTGCTTTATCCCATATTTGTTTATTTACTTGCGCTTTAGATTTTTTTGTTACTCTTGCCATTTTAGTCTCTTATCTCTACATGAACTAAATCATCAAAATTATTATCGTGTATATCCCCATCACTATCCCAGTCGCCGCCCCAACGAATTTTTAATCCCATTGATTGGCCTATACCTCTTAACATTCCACCCATATAATGAAACATTTCTCTATCATCCCATTTTATCGGGTAAGGAGCGAGATCAACAGCTTTTCCTTCTATGTGTTTGGAAAATCTAGTTTTCGTTTTCCCTTGTGCTAATAATTGCTCTTGCCGCTCCTTACTCCGCACACCTTCTATTATAGTAACATCCATAATTTTAATAAGTTCATTTAAAACATTAACAAGTCTAGGGTCTACGCCTTTTAATCTTTGTTTGCTTCTCTTACCAAATTTATACATTAATATCTCTTTTTGGATTTAGGTTTGGATTTTTTTGATGCTTTCTTTTTTTTGGTCATTGACTTTTTACCATGTTTCATTTTGTACTCCTTTTATGATACTAACCAACTTTTTGCTTTTCTTTTTGGTTTAAACCAACTTTTTTTCTCTTTATCCTTTTTCATATTTGGAGGAAAAGAATGTATTTGTGCGTAATAAAGGCTTTCAATTGTGTCATCGTGAGCCATTTTAGGGCCAAAAGTAAGTATTTCGTTGATTAAATCAAACATATTTCTTCGTAAATGTACTGTTCCTGTACTAAAACGAGCCGAAAGTCCAGAATATATGCGATTTCTTTTCTGAGTTCCGCCAGGTTTTTGTGGAATAACAGAAATATCAAACTTATTTAGTCTTCTTCTTTCATCGTTTAATGCTTGAAATATGCTTCTATTCATTGCAACGTCTTCTACAGTAGATGACATACAATTATATTTTTGATGAAGTTCTAGGATTATATCCACAACTCCTTTCTTTCCAAACAACTCACCAGTCTCAGGATTTTTAGATCCAATCGTAGGAATACTTCTATGTCTTTCATATTCTAATACATATAGTTCATTATTCGCATCTATCCCTATAACTGTTATTACAGAAAAATCACTATGCTTTGTATCAATATCTGTTGCTGGGTCGCAACCAATGAATGTATTAACAGGAATATCAGACCCATCTTTAACAATGTAATTAACGCCATCTTCATGTTTAAAATATCCTTCCCAATATCTTATATGTTCTCTTCTCCATATTGCATCTTCTTCCGATTGGACTTCCATCATATATTCTTGGTAAAATTTTTGAGGTTGACCTGAATCAGCATAAAACTTTTTCTTTTCTTTTATCTTAGAATATGGAAACCATCCTTCCCATAATGGAGTTTTTTCGTCTATTAATGCTTTATATGTAATTACTCTCCAAGCAAATTCTTTTTTGTCTTTTTTAGCTTTAGCATATTTATTTAATAAATTATTTATAAAAGAATCATAATGAACAGGAGTACCATTAACCCTAAGGCGACCAGTGTGAGGTTCAATAGCAGGGTACACAACAGCGGTAACAAGGTTGGCATTTTTGTCTCTTGCTTCTTTTGTGATTGTATTTGCTTCGTGTTCAAAGTCATCGAGTACAATGAGGTCGTATCTTTTGTGTAGTTTTGCGCCTCCTCTAATTCCTGCGACATTGCTTTTACTAATAAGTTTACATCCATTGGAAAGTTCTATATCCTCTTCTGTCCACTTTCGACCTTTCATTTGTCCAAAGTAATATTGAATTGAATCGTTATTCTCTAAGTGATATTTAATATAATCCATATTACCTACACTTAATTTTTGAGTAGCAGATACCCATGCATAAAATAGAAAATTTTCTTTTGTAGCAAAAACAAAATCTTTAATAATAGATGCTTTTGTTAAAACTGTTTTGCCATGTCCTCTAGGTACAATAATTGCAGTTTGTTTTACATTTCTATCATCTATTGCATCTGCTATTTCGTAATGAAAGAATGGAGTTTCACTACGCATAAAGTCATCTGGTAAAAATAACTTACCAAACGATATAAGATCTTTATATGCTAATTGTAATGCTTCTTCAGCTTTGTTTACGTTCCGTTTGTTTATATTTGTCATCTAAATACTTTTCTAACTTTTTAGTTTGTTTTGTCATATCTACAAAGTCATTAAATACAACTTCAAATCTTTGTAATCTATCTGCTATAAAAAGAACTGTTTTTTGCAAATCATTTATTTTCCTTTTTAAATCATGTTTTGTTAAAGATTTTTTAGATTTCATGTTGTCTCCATTTTTTCAGGTATAGGTAGCATCTCTATTATTTTTCTCATTCTTAATATATTTGTATATGTTTTAGAAGACATACTATAAAGATTAAATTCTTTTCTAACTTTATTATTTAAATCTTTAAGCATTATAATAGCTTCATCTAATTCCATTTCATCTGGAATATTATCTAGAAAATGTTTATTGTCTCTTTTTTGCATAGTCTTCTCTCAAGTAAGTTAAGTATTTACATGCTGTTTCTGGATTAAATATTGTTGTAATTAATCTATTATCGTCATCTTCGTATCTAGGATCTACAATAGTAACAGGACAATTAAATATATTTTTATCATCCAATCCTAATTTATCTGCATAACTATCCATTATTTTAAATGATGCTACTTGTAATGCATGGCTAATTAATCCACTAGAAGGACTTTTAACAACTTGGTATCCAGATACATGAGTATGTCCACAAGTAAGTACATTATCACTCCATCCCATTTGAGCTGCTTTTGCTACACCATGAGCAGTATTCCAAATGCTATTTCCTTTAAATGTATGTCTAGCATTAATAGTAATTTCTTTACCACTAGGAAATACAAGTCTCATTCTTGCTCCCCATTTTTCATATAGACCTTGATGATCTCTCATAATAAAATCTAATGGATCGCCATCTCCTGACCAAACATCGTGATTACCTGCTACTAAGTATAACCAATTTAATTTATTTACAAAGTATTCAGTAAGTCTCCATGATTCTTTAGCACTTGTAGATTGTTGTCCGTACAATGCAGATAATCTTCCTATCCAATTGTTTTGTATATCACCAAGATTACCAGCAAACATTCCTTTTGTATTATTAATCAAAGTCATGTAGTGAATAATCTGAGATAAATCTGTACCATCATCATCTACATGAGGATCACCAAAATGTGCAATTCCTATTGGCCCATCTATGTTTATGTTAATTCTTACAAGTTTTCTATTTTCTTTAGATGTCTTTTTTTGTTTGTATTGTTTTTTTCTAAAATTAATAAGGTCTTCTATTGGAATTGTATCGGGATCTCTTTCTTCTACTTTAAATGGGCTTTTTTCTAATATAGTAGGTCTAACTGTTTTTCTACCACACGCCATGCATTTCCATTGTTGTTTTTTAGAATTAGCTCTATATAAGAATCCACTTTTATGTATGTTTCTAGAACCGCAATGATAACAACATATAATATTTCCATCATTATCTTTTACTATTCCTTCGGTTACGCCCATTTTATTCCTCGGATTTTATTTGTTTTGTTTCAATAGGTAATTCATTTCTTTTAGCACCTTCTAATTGTTCAGGAGAAAACCCTTCAAACATACCTATTAATCCCACTTCTTTTTGTTTAATAGTATTATTAGATGTACCTATGACTTTACCTAATTCTTTTGTTGATTGTAATATAATATTATCGTCTTCACTATAATCTGCAAGATGTTTTAATTTACTAAGAATATACTCATGGTCTATCCCTAATCCTTTTGCTACATCTAACACAGATTTTTGTATTTCTTCCATGACTCTTTCCTGTTTTAAAAGTACGGTTGCTTTTTTTCTTGCTTTTTGTTCTGAGATTTCTTTGTAAGCATTTTTATATGCTTCCACAGCTCCCATTCCTATCACTACATTTGTAGCAAATTGTTTTTCTTTATTTGTGACTTTTTTTCTATTACGAAAATTATCCGCAGTATTTTTTATTTTTGTAGAAAATGTGTATCTATTAGGATGATTACTAAAATCTGTATCCATTTTTGTACTAGGTTTATTAATAAAACTACCTACTACAGTTCGTACCCATCCATTTGCATAGTTATAATTTTTTGTATCTGAATGATGATTAACGTTTGTTTTGACTTTTAACAATTGCACAATCCTATCGTCATCACTTACAACCCAATCACCTTCTTCTGCTTTTCGCCAATCTGGATGAACTATTGTATTTGGATACGTCTCTCTAAATTCGTCTATGTCTTCATAGACATAATGTTCTACATTTTTGATTTTTCTTTTTTCTGCCATTTAAATTGATGTTCAGTTAATAACATAACTTGAGCAGATAAACTATCTATTAGTTCGTCTACTTCTTTAGGTACAAGGTATACTTTATCGTCTATTTCTACAGGAACTAAATCCTGTGATAATTTACTTAGTATTCTTTCTTGCTCAGACATTGATAAGTTTGATAAACCTTCTATTACTTCGGACATTTTAATTACACCTTTTATTTATCCCGACCCAACCACCCATTAATTTAAACTATAATACAACTTAATACAAGTAGTTACCCCAGTTATTTAGTAGAAAAATTGTATGATTTTGATATGTAGCCTTTTTCCCATTATATACCCCCTATATGGGGGATTTCGTAAATAACTTTTACGTTATTTTCTATTTTAATTATTATTATAATAATTTATTTAATTAGTCAATAAAAAGGAGAAACATTATGGCTAGAGAAATAGAAGCGCTTACAACATACGAAGACTACAAGAGTCAAGCTAAGAGTCTTAAGACTATTGCATTTCATAAGTTCAGAACTGCTGATGTGCGCAGAGGCTGGGATTCTTTCACTAAGCAACAATCTAAGAGTAAGAATGATATTAAGAGAGAATTACAAATGGATCTAGAATTTCTAAATACATTGTGTATGTCTGATGGTCATCCTTCGTTGTTAGCAGAAGAAGAAGAAGTAGTTATACCAGCTTTGGCTTGGGAAGAGTAGGCTTTATGCCTACTTTTTCTTAGCTAACTGCTATTATTAACTGTCGATAGAGTGTGGTATGTGTAGCAAGAATATATTTCCTCTATATATACTACATTCTACGATAACTTGGGTATAAACAATTAAAGGAGTATAAAATGACAAAAACAAGAACTTGCAAAGGATGTAATACTAGTATGAACTTATCAGAGTTTGCTAAAACTGGTATGTTTGACAAGTCAGGTAATCCTTACAGAAGATATTATTGTACAAAGAATGGATGTTATTGGGATCACAAAAAGAAAACACCTAATGGAAGAATGGAGAAAGCTAAGAAGATAAAAGAATATAAAGAACAATTGAGCTGTGGAAGTTGTGGTTATTCTCATAAATCAAGAGGGAAGAAGTTTTCTACTTGGGCATTACAATTTCATCATCACGATCATACAAAGGAAGCTAATGTTGGTAATATGATTAGTAATGGTTTCGGACTTAAAAAGATATTTGATGAGATTAAGAAATGTATTGTTCTTTGTGCTAACTGCCACATGGAATTACATGGACATCAAAATTATTAAACTTAATAGGCACTGTTCCCTTCTACTCACAACTACAATATGTGTAGGATATAGACTCCGCATCGTCTACAGCAGTGCCTAAATTATTACTAGTAACAGTTATTAGTGTGAAGTGTATAGTGATGCTAATAACTGACACCTATTTCTTAGTAACGTCGTTTAACGAGTGAAAAGTATAGAGTGATGAATACAAACTATACCATTGCCTATCTAACGCAACAGTTGTTTATTTGCTCCATTCAACTGTGGCTCCGTTACGATCCGTTGGAGTCGGATGTAGGCAAAAATTTCAAACTAAATAGTCAAACTAAATAAAAGGATAAAATAATGAAAACAATAAATAAAAATACAAAAGAATACAAAGAAGGTTATGAGCAATTTGAAAATTTAATGAATAGAGTTATGAAACATATAGAATCATCAATGGAAGAAATATTGCCAGATTTAATAGAAGCATTAGCAGATTCTTTTACAAATACAGATGATGATGAGTTATTAAAAGAAAGATTACATCAGATGGTTAAAGATGGATTTAATTTGTGGTGTATTGAACAAGCAAATGGTATGTTATTAAAAAAACATATGATGAATGGATATAATAAAAAAGAAAAACTTAATTAAAAAGGATAAACAATGTTAAAAGTAAAAACAAAAGATGAACTAATAATTGCACTAGAAAAAGAATTGAGCATGAAAGAGTATCTTATGAGAACGCCAGAAGCAAACAAAACGCTTGTAGATGTATGCACAGGTAGAATAGAATCTCTTAAGTTTGCTCTTGGGTTCGATGAATTAAACAAAGAGGAGGAGTAACATGGTAACAGAAACAAGTAAACAAGCATACAAGGAAATAAATGAAGAAGGTGTATCATATACACAAAAACACAATATTATGAGAGTTGTAACAGAACATTATAATATACATAGCAAAGGTATGTCTCTTCGTGAGATATGTGCTATAACAGAATATGAAATCAATGCAGTAAGTGGTAGAGTAAACGATCTTAAGAAAGATGGTAAGCTAACTACATTTGACAAAAAGAAATGTCCTTATTCAAAGAGAACAGTTAATGCTATTGTTCCTGTTGATGAAGTAAATGGTATGCAGAAAGATGCGGAAGATAAGATAAAACTATTACTTACAATGTATGGATACAAAGATATAGAATTTAGAACACACGAGTTTAAAAGATCTCTAGTCGTAGGTTACTTTGAACCTATACAAGAAGGAGATATAGCGAGAATATCAAACAACACACTTAATATACTAGAAGAAATGTCAGTATGGGATGATGATGCTGGCAGAAAGTATTGGTATATAATAAAAGATCAGGAGTTATAATGGAATTTTTTCTATCAAATAATGATAATATAGCATGTGGAACTTTTTATCAAGGTGAAATAGATCTAATACCAAAGAATGTTGTTAAAACATTTGGTAAACCAAATATAGGAGACGATTACAAAGTATCTGGAGAATATGCATTTGTTAATGGTAATAAAGTTTTCACATTGTATGATTGGAAATGGACTACATTGTATGACGAACGCAATCCTTTTACACCAAAAGGTTTGTGGATGTTAGATAAACCATTGAGATTTAACATTGGTGGAAATAAAAGAAGTGCAGAACATTTGAGCAAATTCAAACTATATCTTAATTCAACTGTTGATAGTAAATGTTAATATTGTTAAATTTAGAGTACATAAGGAGAGACTATGGATATAATACAATCATACAATAAATACCTATCAGACATTAATAATGATAGACAAGCAGAAAGAGAAAATGAAGAATTTCATGCTTCTTCTGCTGGTAGTTGTTACAGAAAACAAATGTACTCTTTCTTTGGATATGAGACAAAGGGCCTTGATGATAAATCATTGAGGCTCCTACGTCTTGGTACAATTGTACATGAAGACTTAGAAAAAGCAATGTCTAAAATACAAGATGACAATCCTCAGAAAGATTTATATATTGAAGAAAAAGTATCTATACCTGAATTAAACGTTGTAGGAACATTTGATTTAGGGGAAAGAAGAGATACTTCATTTGATTTATATGATTACAAAACTGTTGCAGCTTACAAATGGACAACAAAATTTGGTCGGATAGAAAACCGAGTCAAAACAACAGATAGAAACTATAAGTTACAGTTAGGTACTTATGGTCTTGCAATATCACAAAATTCAGAAATAGAAAAGGTAAATCTTTTTCTTATCTGGTACAACAAGAATACTTCTATGATGAGAGAACAAATTGTTGATAGTTCTTACATAAAAGAAGCAAAAGAATATTGGGAAGATATGAATGATATACTTGATGAATTTGGAGAAGAATTTCATCTTGCTGATGAACTAGAACCAGGCGTAGGATACGGAACACCTTTTGAAGATTGGGAATGTAGATATTGTAGTTATAGTGACGTTTGTCCAACACCAATAAAATAAACAAAGGATAACAATGAGTAATAACACACAGATAATAGTAGATGAGTCTACGTTATCAACAACAAACGAAATAAGAAAAGCAATCACACAAAAACACAAAAAAGTATCTTTTACTCCTACTCCAGCTCCTTTTGTCAAACAAAGACAAGGACAGGATTATGTAGAGATTGGATACATGAGAGAAATTGCAGATAAAGAATATGCAGGCTGGTCTTGGGAAATTGTAAAGACAGAAAACTTAGGTAGTGCTGCCTATGTAGTGCATGGTAGATTGAAGTGGTACGATGAAGGTATATGGCGAACTGGAGATATGGTAGCAGCTCATAGAATACAAACTAAAAGAGGCACTGGAGATTTCGTAGATATAGGTAACGACATCAAAGCTGCTAATACAGATTGTATGAAGAAAGCAATGAATATGTATTTGAATATTGCAGATGATGTATACAGAAATCAGATTGAGGATCTTGAATTATCAGATGAAATGAAAAACGAGATTCTTGTAGTAGCATCTGAAATAGGTGAATCAAAGATGGAGCAAATACATAAACTAATCAAAGACCAGAAACTAAATACATCGAACTACAATGGTTCGTTGTCTAAACTAAAAAGAGAGAGAGATAAACTAAATGAAAAGGATACATCAAAATAATGATTATTTATTGGTAGAAGGCGAAGTGTATGCTGTGGGTACTTCTGATGGGCGTGAGTTCAGTCAGATGATATTCACTGGTAGAAAGCAATTCAACGGGAAACCAATGATGACATTCAAAACACTACAAACTGGTAAATCGCTTGTGGTGAATCCTTCATTTCATACATTCAGTATGCAAGAAGATCCACATCCATTGCCAGAAGAACTAGAATCTGAAGTAGATGTACATATACATAATAAAATAAAAGGAGACCATCAATGGGAAAGGTAAAACAGTCTGATATTGACAGACTAAAAGAAAGTGGAAAGCTATCAGCTTCCGCTGTAAAAGAGTTGAAGAATAGTAATTCTATATCAACTAAAAGAACATCAGTTAAAAGATATATCAAAACTGCTAATGGTACTTATGTAATTCCAAGTCTTTACTTTCGTGGAGCAAAGGGATTAGAACCATCAAATGATATGATAAAATTCCAAACTGAATACGATAAACTATTAACTAAATACACAACTACAACTAACAAATAAGGAGAATAAAATGGCAAGAGAACTAGAAGGTGTATTGTTTGACAGTAAAAAACAAGATGCATTTGTACCTGTTGAAGAAGGTACATATCCTGCTCATATATCAAGTCTTAGTACAAAAGAAGTGATGACTAGAGCTGGAGAAGCTATTATTGTTAATATGTCTTACACAATTGCAGATGAAGCTGCTGATCTTACTCAACCTCTATACGAGATGGATGGGTACAAGCATAGAAAAGATGTGAATGGTAATAAAATACCTCTTGTTGATAAAGATGGTAATGAAATGCATACTAATTGCACACATCTGCCGGGTAGAAAATACTACGATAATGGTTTCTTTGTGTTTACTACATCA